CTCTTCTTGTGTATCTAGATACAGTCTCATATGATTATCAACTGCGTCTAGACACTTTTTAATTACGGGATTCCAAGGCTCCCGAATCGGAGTGTTCCACTCTCGTGGCATAATACCTCACTTTTTTTTACCACCGTTTTTTGCTTTGTTTGCCGTCGCATTTCCTTGGTTCTGCTTTTTATTATTAGCAGAACCTTTCTTGCCTTTGTTTGCGGACTTTGCCATTATGCTCCACCTGTGCGGGGTTGAACTTGACCCTCTTCCAGTGCTTCAACTCTTGCTTCAAGAGTTGTGGCAGGTGCTTCTGCTACTGGAGCAGGTGGTTCTGGAGGAGTTTCTACAAACTCTTCTCTTTTAGGTTCTGCTTTTTTTTCATCTTCTTCATCCCCACTTTTCTTCATCGTGTTAATACCAAAGGTAGCAGCAGAAGCAGTAAAGACCGTCGCAATGAAAGTGGGGTCCATCTTGGATAGAGCCCCAGCATAACTTGCGGTGAGAAGAGCAGCAGACCATCCTAGGATGGCAATACGAATTACTTGCCCCAAAGCATTCTCCTTTTTCTTATCCATCAGTCCGTGTGATGAAGTCTGTCTTATTTAGGTTTTTAGAACCTAAACTTGACTTTAGCAGCAACAGAATTATTAGTGACTCCATTATTCACACCGTGAGATGCTTCAACAATTAACATCTCTTTATAGTCTACTTCAGCAGCAACTCCATAAGAATTATCAGTTCCATAAGCACCTTCTACACTGACACCAAACAGATCCTTCTTCTTACCACCAAAACGAGTTTCTAGTTTGAGACCTGCTTCACCAACGTGAGTTGTTTGACCGAATGCATCTACACTTCTGGCAGACTCTGATGAACCTGTTTCATTATAAGCATTTCTCTTCACATTTTGAACCGTATATCCAACGAATGGTTTTACTGCCTTATGGAGATGCCAGTATAAGCGATTAGAAACCCACCATTCAGAACCAGTCGTTTCACCAGCATTATTAAAGACACCTTCTACATTTCTGTTGTACTTGTAGTTACTGTTCGCAATCGCAGCATTAGTATTCAGAGTTAAAGTATTACCTCTTAATTCACTGAATACACCAAAGTGATCTTTGTTCTGTTGTGTGCTTGAGTCAACACCATTAAGGTTTATGTTGACTCTATTATACTGTCCACCAAGAGTCCATCCTTTGGTTACATCAAACTCAAAACCACCACCAAAGATCTTGGAATCAGCAGTGTATCCGTCAGCATTATAGGACTGAACAAAACGATTGTTCTCAAATACTCTGAGTCTTTGCTTACCAGCAGTTGGTTCGTGGTTCAGAAGTCCATTGATACCATCATTAATTCCATCAAGAACTTCTAATTGATCTACACGACCAAGGTAATAATCATAAGAATCTGATACTGCAACATCATTAGAATAAGAATAAGAATATGATGGAGTTCCGTCGATTACGGTTGTTGTACCATCAGCATAATCAGTTGTGGTGACTGGAGTTGTGGTTGTGGTCGTAACCATTGGAGTGGTTACAGTCGTCACCGTTTGCTTTTTGATTTGCTGTTTTCCACTAGATTCACTTGCTTCAAAATTATATGCTTTAGTTGTAACTGATGGAAGTGTTTGTGATGCAGCAATTGCAGAAGAAACGGAAGGAGCAATTGTTGAAGTATAGTTCAGAACAGTTCCTGTAACTTGTGAAGTTGAAGTTCCGTTTGATGTGGATGTAGTTACAACTGGAGTTCCGTTTGAAGTGGTTGTAGAACCATCAGAATATGTGGTGGTTGTAACTGGTGTTGTAGTTGTAGTGGTTGTTGTAACTGGAGTTGTAGTTTCTACAGTATCAGTATAGTTCTGAACTGTACCGTATCCATCAGTATCAAGATTACTTACATTATAAGTAACTTGAGATGTTACTACAACATTTGAAATTGATGCAGATGTTGTAACTTGATCGGATGTTGATGTTCCAGTTACTGTTGGGGCAGATGGTGTTTGATTTACCGTAGGAGCATTTGGATTATTGGGAGCAACTGCACCGAATGGTTGACCATTTGCTAATGTAGTTCCTGGTTGACTATCAACTAAAAGAACTGGCGAAAGAGCAGTATCTCCAAGGTTGAATACAGCAAATCCTAATAGGTAAGCACCAGTTACATCAACTTGATATGTTGAATTTTGCCATCCAGTTGAACCATAAGTTCCTGTAGAATAATCTCCCGTACCTGGGTTAGTGAATCCAAGTAACGCATAGTTCTGAACATAGTTGTTAACAGTTACAACCGGAGTAGAACCAGTTCCTTGATAAACTAAAGATGTAATGGAACCATCATTGAAAGGAACATAATCAGTTCCAATATAGTTCCAAGACATTGTATAAATCGTTCCAGCATCAAGATTTACACTTTGAGTTAACCATGCAGCATTAGTTGGATTAGGATTTCCGAGTCCTGATGCTTGTTGATCTTGCTGAAGTTTTGTTTTGATTGCTTGATTTTGAGTTTGTGTAAGTCCTAATGCTGATGTTGCAGCATCAAATGTTACATTACCTGTTGGTTGTAATGCAGCACCATAAGAACCATATGGAGCAAATGTCCAAGTTGTTGGAGTTACTGCGGGTGCATAATATGGATTTGGTGATCCATCTTGTTTAGTTGGACTTCCTACTGCAGGGTGCGATGGAGCACTGAATGTTACTGAACCGTTGATAAGAGTAACACCAGTTCCATTGCCTGTAATGGTTCCGTTGGTTAGAGTTCCTGTTTGAGATCCAACATTCCAACCAGATAATGAACCTCCCTCAAAATCTGTACCAGAAATTGTATCCGCAAGAGCTGCTGTTGGCACTCCAAAAAGAAGCGCAGACGCTGCAGCCAGCGCCTTTTGCGTGTTGGTAGACATGAAAATAAGGTGAGTTGGTGTGGTAGAAATTCCTATGAACTACCAAACACAACTCACCTTGGTGTGGGTCTGAGTCGTTTCAACTCACTGGTTGAAACTATTTATCTATCCTTTCTTCCAGGATTCACCTTCTGCTTTTCTTCTGCGAGCAAGACCTGCCTCAACATTAGAACCAGGATTACGATAGAGATATAAAGCATCAGGAACCAAGTCCCATTCTTTATTCTTCAGGCGTTTAGTAATAGTATTAAAGTTATCACCACCGTAAAAACCGGCACCAAGATTATAAGCAAAGCTGAGCAAAGCGCCTCTTTTTCCATCTGACATTTCATTCCAATGTGGGATTTTGCGAAGTGCGGGAAGAAACTCTTTCTTACATTGTTCAATGAGAAGTGAATCTGCTTCCTGTTGGGTAAGTGTATCACCAAGTTTGAATGCTGAACCATCCTTCTTACGAGTGGAACCCCAACCAATTGTGATTGGAAGTCCACCAGTCAGAGGATCAGGATATGCCTTCAGATGACATCCTTCAAACTCTTTAATTAACTTGATGCCCATTTGTGGGACATCATCACCACCTGTTACAGGAGCTGCAGCAGCAGGGGCTGATGCAGCACTAGTCTTTTTTCCTCTAAAAATCTCCGCCCAATCAACATTATCTTCTAGATACTTGACTGGTAGGTTATCTTCTAACCACTGTACTGCCTTAACGTGATTAGGATTCTTCTCGTCATAAAACTTGAAGAAGTTATGTAGGTCAATCCTTGCCATTTGGTCCTCCGAAATACTTTTGATACAATTGATTTGCTTCTACGTGCTTACCGTGATTTGTAAGGTCCTTAATGACCTTAAGCATCTTTCTCTTAAAATTAGTCGAAGATTCTTCCCCAGCCATCATTCCCTCCTGGACACCAACGGTGCTTGAGAACTGCTTTGGTATAAATGGTCTTCTTACCATTCGTTACAGGACCGGTATAGTTATCGTTGAGTGAACCATATGGATCATTTACAAAGTATCCTTTGCCATCTGGAGTCTTACCGATGACTACACACATGTGCCCACCAGTAGGAGCAGATAGAGAACCACGGTGGAGAATACCAATAACAACGGGTTTCCCAGCATCAAGGCTCTTATCAATATCAGCAAAAGAAAGATTATAGCTAAAGTGTGACTTAACTCCATAACCTGCAAGTACCTTCGTTTGTACCGCATGGTCTGTAGTATCGCCAATCGCAAATACTTTCTTAACGTATTCGTCATCGCCTTTGATGCTACCTGGCTTGAGGAAAGCGAGGCACATAGCACACGATGAACTGTTACAAGTTCTATGTGCATCTCTATAGTTGTCTACTTGGTTGAAGTATGGAACTGCTAGAACTGCTGGGGTTGGTGGCTTAGTTCTAAAAATTCCAATCCACTCGGTTTCTGCGTCATCCATGAAGTTAGCAGGTAGGTTGTCTTCCAACCATTGAACTGCTGCTACATGATTTGCATTACCATCATCATAAAATTTGAAAAAGTTATGAAGGTCTAGGGTCATTTTCCTCTCCTATGAACTCTAATGAGAAAATATCATGATCTAAAATATTCGGATTCAACCATTCACTAAATTCAGATTGAATCGCATGGGCATTATCAAGATTTTCTTCAGAGAGAGTATGAATGCGGTCAATTGCCCAATCATGAGTTGTCTGAAGAGTCTCTTCCAAAGTTACCATAATCTTTTCGCATGTAGCGTCCTAGAATATTGCTATTGTAGTACGCTGGCTCACCAGAGTCAAGAGATTCTGTCAACACATTATTTAGAAAAAGTTGTTTTGTTTCTTCATAATTACACTGCCCCTTTGTCTTATGAAGACTCAAAATTACTCTATCAAATGACTCTTTCCCCCAAATGTTAAGATCTTCTTTGAGCTCAGGACAGGATCCGTAATATGCTTTCCAATCGGACTCTGACTTAACTTTTCTAGATTTTCCTCTTGGTGTGCGGAAAGACCAGAAATACTTTCTACCAATATAACTACGACCAGTTTTATCGCAGTGTATATGATAAACAAAACCAAAATGATCTTGAATATGATCAGACTCAAATATTTCCCCATTGTAGATCCAGGGATTTTCATAACTCATATTAAAGTATCTTATGAGCTATTATTTATCTTCAACGGAGACAAACCTAGTCTAGCAATAAAAAAGCACCCCTGTCAAGAGGTGCTTAAAGTTATGTTAGGATTCAATTATCTGTTTGCTTGTCTTTCCTTATAAGCATCCAGTTCTGCCTTTCTTTGCTCTGGAGTTTTTTTAGCATCAGCATCTCTAACAGCTTGTAGAGCAGCTTGAAATTTAGGGTCAGTATTTGGTTTGTTCTTGGCATAAACATTCATAGGACCTGAAGCAGGACGACCTCTTGGATCCATACGAGTTTCAACAATTGCTTCAATAGATTCAGAAT